TCTGGGTTTGAAGGAGCTTTCTGCATATCTTTTTTTGCATCTAGTTCCATTTCTTTTAGCTTAACATTTAAATCAAACTCATATTGCATAAGTTCTCTTTTAGTTGCAGCTTCTTTTTCTAACTTAGCAAGTTCCAGTTGTGATTGTAACTGTGCTAACTTACCTTTAGATTCTACTTTAATATTTTCAGCCTGCGCTTTAGCAAGCTCAGCAGCTTGAGCTGCTTGTGCGTTAGCTTGTGATTGAGCAGCAATGTTTCTTTCCGCTTTCATTTGATCCATTGCTTCTTTTTTGCCTCTTCTATATTTTAATAATTGATTAGCTAACTTTATGTTTTTTATTTGTCTTATATCAATAACGTCTTCTAAAAATATTTGATCTCTTGATAGTGCTGCTTGTATATTATTTTCAACAAGTTGTTTTTCATCTTCATCAGGATCTAATTCTAAAAATATGCCAAAATCATGTAAATGCAGCGTACTCATTTCTTTCAATGCTCCTACACTAAATCTTCCTATACCACCAATCATCGCATCTCTTTGCGGATGGAACTCTAAAACATCTTTTATTCTTATAGATATTGCTTCAGCTAATGTAGAAGTTATATATAAAGAACTATGCAATATATGTCTTGTTGCAGTATTTGAATTTGCTGCCGCTAATTTTTGCACACCTACTAAAGCGTAAGGATCTGGATCTGTGCCATCCCTTGCTTCATTCAACCCAGTTACATCTCTAAGCATTTGCATATAATAGTTATACGCTTGTATAAGTAATTGGCTTTGTTGACCGCCGCCTCCGGGTAACTCTTGAATTGGTACTTTACCGCTATTCATATCTCCGTCAACAGTCATTGATCTACCTATAATAGAACCTGTTTGAAAATATAAATTTAATGCTTCTTGAGGATTATAATTTGTACCATTACCTAAATCAACTTCTGCAAGACCATCAGCATCAACATAAACACCTGAAGGTGTCATTCTTTGTATTACCTGTTGTAATTTTAAATGTGTTAATTGAATTAAGTCAGCATAAGTTATCATTCTTCCTACTAAACTTTCAATTTTACCCTTATACATTCTAGGTGCACTTACAACATAATTCATCATCACCTGATTAACATTAGAATCAGGACGAACCATATTAGAAGCTTTTTGCCACTTAAGAAGCCTATTGGCTCCTAACACCATAACGCCTTCATAAACTACTTCTCTTGCCTGCGCTACTTTTTCAAATCTTGATCTTTGATCTTTAGGCGGATTAAAAGTATCATCTTTTTTAATTGCTTTTTTAGCGCCGCTTGCGGTTTCTTTTATTTTAAAAACACTATTTTCCCATGTTTTCCAATTAAAATATAGTACTGTTAAGGTATTACTATCTGTTTGGTCACTAGAATCGTTATTTACGTAATCGTAATTATTATAGTTAGATGATTGTTTTATTATTTGTTCAAACTCTTCATCAGAAAAATTTGGAAATTGCTTTTTAAGTTCATTAGATTTTACTTGTTTTACTTCGCCAAAATAATATACGTCATCAAAATTAGGATCTTCCGTGTATGAGTATATTAAATTAGCAGGATCTACATATTCTAATTTTATACCGTCTGTATTATTAAAAGTATGCTTGGCAGCGGCAATACCTAATACAGTTTGGTCGTAGTCTAATCGTTTTTTTATCTCAGGATAATTATTTCTTTTAAAAACATTATCAATAGCTTGCTCGTGGGCTAATTCAATAGATGGCTTATAGCCAATCTGCATGTGAAGTTCTAGCTCTTCTGGGCTTGATGGTAAATCTTGTTGTTTTACATTTCTAACATCAACACCTAATTGTTCGTCTATAGTTGAAATTAAATCTTGGGTATTCATATCCTCCATTACCATTTCAACAAAGTTAGTTCTTTCTTTAACAGAAGTTGGGTCTTGCGCAAATGCTTTAACAGTAAATAATCTGTCTTGCATGCCATTAACAACAATGTCAACAAACTTTGGTATTATAGGAACAGGCTTCCAATCTAAATTCAAATACGATAAATCTCCATTAACAGAAAATTCATCTTTATATTTTTGAACAGATTGCTCGCCGCGTGCATATAATTTTAATCTATGATACTCACGTTGATTCTGTAAAAATCTACCCGTCCCGGAGTTTTTTCTAAACCACTCGTTTTGAATACCTCTGGCCACTTCCATTCCGTACGTTTCGCTAGCTTTTTCTGCGTCACTTACGGATTGGCTGGGAAATTGGGTAATTTGTCCTGTAGCTTCTGCCATCTTTTATTGTATTATTTTACTTTTTAATCCTGAATTATTATATTTTGAAAATCCAAAATCTATTTTCTTTTTTTCTCTTGCGCTTCTTGGCGCATATAAATGTTTTTGACAAGCCATTATAGCTAATCCACTGCTAATTGACGCATCATATTTTGTTCTACTATTAATATTGAACTTTGACCAATCTTGTAAGGTTCTTTGAAAATACATATTGCCATATTCGCCATCTTCAAATCTTCCTACATAGTTTTCTATATAAGATTCTATAGCAGACGCATGCGCTTGTCTTATATCTTCTGAGCTATTTGGAATTCCACCTAACTCTTTTTCTGTAATAGATAATTTATTAAATAATTTATCGGGTCTATTCATTGAGTAACCTCTATACCCTCTTCTTTTTAAATAATATAATAATCTAGGTTTGTTATTTTCTGCAAG